TTATAAAATACGTTTTACTACGTTATATATCTCTCGGATATCGTCAAGATTTACAGTGAAGTCAGGATATTTTGCTTTATCTGGATTGATCGACCGCAACACAACATCTCCAGTTTCCAAATCTTGGTCCGCTACCTGTTTAACAATAATTCCTTCAGTGCGGTGTACGAAAACAAAGCTAGACCAATTATGTGAATGAAGTTTTCCTGCCCAATGATGAGGTAGTATTTTTCGGCATTGTAAAACGGTTCCATCTAAAATAGCGTGTTCGATTGTCCCATCGTTCATGCTGTCCCCTTCTGCTTCAAAATAACGATACTTTCCTTTAGGCATGTGTGATACTGTGGCTGTGTATTTTGGTAATGTTTCAAGATATTCAGGATCCGCATACCCCAATAGGTATCCTGCTCTTGCTTTAACTGGTACAAATTCGGCTGTCAATGCGTATCGGCCATCCCCTAATGGCTGTAATTGATCACCACCATCTTCATCAAATTCTCCAATATCTCTTGCATTTGATTTTTTATTGGATGGGAAAATATATTCCATATCCTCCTGTGTGGGATTAAGGCGGCTGAGAAGTATTCTAACTTTTTCAGTTTCCAATCCATCTTCGAAATTATCTTTACTTAGAAGGTTAATGAGAGTACCTCTACTATACCCTATATATTGAGGGTTTTTACGGTCAGTAAGGGATTCTTGAGTAATACCCTTCTTCTTCATTAATCTTTTAATGAAGTTACCTTTTGAAAATATTTTATTCATGTGTGTATGCCAAAAAAATATTATACTGAAAATCAGTTATATAAGTTTATTTTGTTTAAAATGTTTATATTTTGTTTGAAATGTTTAAAATGTTTTATATTTTTGTTTTGTCAAGTAATCATAGGAACAAATTTAGCAAAAAACATGAATGTGTATGCCAAAAGTTTAAAATTTAAACAAATTAGACAGAATGTATGGTTGAGATCACAGACCAAGTAGCACTCCAGGAGTGTGTTGGAGATAAAGGAAGAGTACTTCAAAGGATGAAAGTAGGTGAATCATTTGCGGTTCGTGCTGGAGAAGAAAAAGATGTAAGATGGACAGCGTGGAATCTATTTCATAGAGTAGACGAGTCTACCGGTCTTCCTTTATCTGAGAAAAGATTTACGGTTAAAAGAGATCCACTGGATCAGGAAAACTTTAGATGTTGGAGGAAAAAATAATGTTTAAAGAAGGATTAACATTAGATTACAAATTAGCTCAAATGCTACAAGGGGCCGCAGAGTTAGGTGGTATAGTTGCTCTTACTGAGGTTGGTAAATTAAAACCTTACTTATCTAAAGCGGAAGCTTACAAAAAATATGGGCGCGGCGATGTAGATAGATGGATTAAATCAGGAGCTCTTGATTTGAATCAAGATACTACATTTAGCAAGGTCCGCTTGTGCAGAAAGCAACTAGCTTCAATCGCAGCTTCACAGAATTTAGTACAATATATTGCATTATCAAAAAATGGACACTGAATTAATACGCGAAATGGTAGAAGGACTACTATCAGAGGTTCGTGATTTACGGCAGACAGTTGCAGTAATTAGACAAGATTGGGAAACAGCAGGCGCCGCAGAGGGCAAACTAAAGCGCTAGTAGAAAATGGGCAGGAGCCAGCAAAAAACTCTAACAAAGAAAATGAAAGGACGTATTTCAACGGGAACAGTTCAGCAAGGCAGAACGCTACCCGAAATCGGTAGAATTAAAGTAGGTATGAAAACCGAACGCGGTTTGCCTACATCATTAGACTATTTCCGCGCTAGTGGAGATTTTGCAAACAGATTTGTGAGTCTGTTTGGAGACAAGCCAACCGAACTAAAGGTGGCATTTGTATCAAACAATATCGAAGAGGTTTGTAATGAACAATTCGAAGCATGGGACAAAGGTAAACGTCTTGGATGGGGAAATGGTGAAGTATTCACTGTTTGGGATCCGCAAGGGGGTAAGGATGGTAAAGGTTGTTATGAAGACGGGTTGGCAGCAGATGACCCAAAGGTGAAAGCAATCCGAAAACTGTTCGCTCGTACGCTGACATTGCGTTTTGTTCTTCTTGAAATGAAAGGAATTTTAGGCTATTGGACATTTCAGTCGAAGGCTAAAGAAACAACTATTCCTAGTATTGTTCAGGCTTTTGATATGGTAATGGCTAGGTCGGGTAGTATCGTTGGTTTTCCATTCTCGTTGATGGTTAAAAAGGTGCAGTCATATACTCCTGGTATGGCAAAGAACTACCCGATAGTTCAATTGGTACCAAACTTTACTGAGGAAACTATCGAAGCTGTTCGTGCGTACGTGGAAAGTGGGGCGGATCTTTCGAGATTGACTACTAATATGATTACCAGCGGAAGCTTGTTGCAATTGGGCGGTGGATCTGCTGTTGCTAGTAATGAGGAATTTCAAGAAGTGGAGGAGGTTAAGTAATGGGAAGAGTAACAGAACAAGAGTATTTATCAGCTTTAGAACTTATTAATCGGTACAAGCTTCAAATTATTGAAGAAACGAATGATGCTGTATCAACATATAATAAAAACAATCCTATTTTTTATTTTCCTGTTGAAACTCATGAAGAAGGTTTATTAACTGATTTAGTTAACGCTCTTGAAAAGGAAATTTTCAGACACCCAAGACACTATGGATTTGAATTACCTAAGGACTTTAGTCCTTCGTATAAGATAAAAGTTTCTGATTTAGAAAATATAAAACAAAGACTTTTAAAACGACACATTGGGTATGGAAAAAACAAAAATAGAATGGATTTACTGTTAAGAATTTGCAAAGAATCAAACGTAAAATTTAATCCCTAACCAAATTATGAACGTAGAAGTTATTTTGACGGACTGGTTTAACGATCAAGCCCTCCGTTTACCAAATTATAAAGTAGGTAGAGTTAATTTTTCAGGTGGACGTTCTTATATACGTCTTGATAATGATGGGAAGCCGTGTGAGTCACCATTGAAATTGTATACCTCATTAACCACTAGTATTAATCAGGCTAGTCCGATGGAGCGTCCATTGCTAGAGTGGTATTGCAAACATGGATTGGAAGAAGCAGAGCGCAAGACGGAAATTGCAGCTATGTACGGGACTTTAATGCATTTAGAAATTGGCAAATTCCTTATGAACCAATTTTACGATTTTGAAGAAGTAGAGACCGTTGTGGAAGATTACCTTTCCTCAGAGAATTTCTACCAACCTGAAACCAAAGAATGGGCGGAAAAGTTGCGAAGTGATTTAGCGTCTTTTATTCAATTCTACTTGGATTACAACGTCGTGCCATTGGGTATTGAATACGTGTTACTATCCCAACGCGGTTATGGTACATTGATCGACTTAGTTTGTAATATGACTATTATGGAGGAAGGTTACAGCGATACCGAGGTTTACAAATCCGGCCCGAGAAAAGGACAGCCTAAGGAATGTAAAGTTCCCCGAGAAATTCGCGCTATTATCAACTTCAAATCAGGACGTCACGGATTCTACCGTAGCAATGGATTACAGCTTGAAGCCGAGCGCCAATTGTGGGAAGAAAATTTCCCTGATCTTCCATTGGATGCTGCATATAACTGGTCCCCTAAAGAGTGGCGTGGTGAAACTCCTACTTATAACCTAAAAGATTGGACAGGTGAAATTACCACAGCAGAAGTTGAAGCAGTCATGACCCTTGCGGATATTCGTTACGCAAGTAAAGCGGAATCCAAGGTGTACACGACCATTGGTGGTGTGTTCAGTATTGCTGATCGTTCGCTATCCTCGGTTATCCGTCGTGAAGGTATTGGCGAATTTGTTGGAAGGAAGTTTGGGGTTGCAGAGGAGACGATGGAAGATCCGGGAATTAGAAGAAAGACTCAGGCAATCGAATTTTCAGAACATTACAAACGAAAAACAGCCATTAACGAACCAGTTTCTGAACCTTTACCATTTTAAACCATGGCAACACAAGAAAACAAAAACACAGGTCTAGCAATACACCTGTCCCAAACAGACCTGCAAAGTGCAGGGGCTGTTTATACGACATCAATCGCATATCTTGAAAAGCGAAAAGGCAAATTCGATTCGTTGATCGCTAAAGCCAATGCCAATGGTGAAAAACTGCCAAAGGAGTTGGATGATGAATTGATGCAATACCAGATTACAAACAAGAAGGCAATAAAATCTATTGAAGATCAACGCAAGCCTTTCACCGAAAAAGCACATGCATTCATCAAGGCGTTCACAGCTATTGAGAATGAATTGGGCAAAGATCTTTATGATCCAATTCAAAAATTGCGAGATACCTCCGCCCGAATCCATGCCGAAGAAGCGGCGGAAGCTGCACGGAAGGAACGCGAGGAGCTTGCTAGAAAGCAAAAGCGTATCGACGACATTGCTAATTTGGAAACTCAGCTGCGGAATGGCTATGCGTTATTGCTAGGGGAGACAAAACGGACTATTCTGCAAGTGTATAGTAATTTCGACTTGGAAAATGCAGGGGAAGCCAAGGCGGCTATCCAATCTTTCGTCAACGCTAAGCTTTCAAATGAAGCATGGGAAACTATTACGTTGGTTGGATCGGAGGATTTGATCCAGGAGGTAAGAACGGCGGAGCGATTTGCAAATTCCTCAACACATTTTACAAGCGAGGTCACTAAGTATGCGGAATACATTTTGGAAATGTTCCCTGCCCGTGTTGCCGAATTAGAACAAGGCATCGCTGACAATAAAGCATCTGAGGAGCTTAAACAAAAGCAGGAGCAAGAAGAAGAGGAAAATCGTGTTGCAGCAGAAAAGCGCGCTGCAGATGAAGCCGCCAAAGCAAAACAACAGGCGAATGTTACTGTCATGGTTGCGCAGGCAAACAGGCAGGAGGAAGCACCAAAGACTATTGAATCGTATGCAGTGTCGGTTGGCAGCGTGGATGGTTGGCGCGCTATAGTGGATTACTACCTTACCAACAGCGGCACACCTGCGGAAGATCTTGCAAAGGTTAAATTAGATAGTATGCGCATGTTTGCTGAGAAGCAAGCCAAAGCAACTGGTGAAATAATTGAACATGCTGATGTTGTGTACGAAGCTAAATATAAGGCTGTGGCACGTGTTAGCAAAAAGAGGGCTGCGTAATGGGGAAGCTAAAACTTAGCCAAAAACAACAAGATTTTATTGATGCTGTTTTAGAAGGCAAAAATATATTTTTGACAGGTAAGGCTGGAACTGGTAAATCACATGTAGTAATGCAGGCTATAAAATTACTGGAACAAAAAAATAAAAAAGTTATTGCTGTTGCGCCAACAGGTATAGCCGCAAATAATATTAGTGGTCAGACGATCCACTCGATGTTTAATATTAATCCTTACGGTGTTTCGGACTATAAATCGTGTAATTTCCTTAAAGGCGAAAAACGGAGACTTCTACGTGCTGTTGATACTATTTTTATTGACGAAGTATCAATGCTTCGACCAGATCTAATTGATGGAATGCACTATACTTTGATAAAAAATGGTATAGGTGGATTGAATAGTAAACAGATAATTTTCATAGGCGATATGAAACAATTACCACCAGTTATCAATGATAATACTCGTTCAGTTTTATATGAAACATACAATGGTGATACTTTTTTGGATTCTAAAATTTTTGAAAAGCTAAATGTGGTTTTAATTGAATTAGATGAAGTCCTTCGCCAAAGTGATGAAGAATTTATAAAGGCGTTGAATGTTGTGCGGGACGGAGGAAAAGATCCATACTTTAGACAGTTTGTATCTGACAAACCAAAAGGTATTATACTAGCTCCATACAACCACATAGTAAAGAAATATAATGAAGAGGGCTTAGAATCAATTGGTGGTGAAAAATTTACGTTTTTTGCCGAAATAGAAGGAAATGTTAAATATGATGACTTTAATCTAGAGCCTGAAATAAATGTTAAAAATGGATGCACTGTGATGTATTTGGTAAATTCAAAAGACAACCCATTGGTTAACGGAACAATAGGAACTTTTATTAGCCATGCTGGTTGTCATTACATACGTGTTGGTAATACAGATTTTGCGCTTGAGCCAATAGAATTACACAAAAAGGAGTATGTATATGATGAGTCGCAAGATAAGATTGTTCTAAAATCTATTGGAAGTATTTCTCAATATCCAATTAAACTAGCTTTTGCATTATCTATTCATAAAAGTCAAGGTTTAACATTTGATGAGGTTACCGTCGATCTTACAAAGCCGTGTTTTCAGAAAGAACAATTGTATGTCGCTTTAAGTAGAGTAAGAACGCCTAATGGATTAACTATAATACATTGATTTATGAACCAAGTCCACTTAACACAAAGCCAAGCCGAGGAAATGTATTATCAAATAAATGCGTATTACCTTTTCTTGCAGTGCGCCGAAAATGTTGACAAATGTTTCTTCGAGCCAATTAAATTTTGGTCGCCAACTTTAAACAATCACATGCGGAAAGCACGTGAAAGCTCAGCTTTTCTGCTCAAAGAATTCCGAAAGCACTTCAAACCAAAGGACAATGACACCGTACAATTCGAAGCGCCTGCGGAACTATATCGAGCCATGGATTTCTTTTCCAGACTAGCACCGGAAACCATTTCGGATATCATGGATAACCTGGAAGCGGATCGAAATAAACAGTTAAAGGCTTCCTAGTGTTCTATTAATAATAAACTTTCAATATTTAAAACAATAATAAGATGTCAAACAAAACACTTACTGGCTCAATAGCCCTAACAAAATTAACTCAGGCAGTTATCGTAGACAAGAAAAATAAAGCTGGTGAAATGGTCAAATGCGTATTGCTTCCAATCGATGGAAACCACCTCACGTTGAAAGATGGAGCCGTTTATATGGATGTTCGTGTTGTGATTCGAGAAGAGCAAGATCAGTATGGACAAAATGGTTTCGTTGCTAAATCACTTCCGTCAGAAGTTTACAATGCAAATAAAGGGAATAGTGATTGGCTGAATGCTAACCAGCCAATCCTTGGTAATCTGAAAGATTGGTCGCAAGGTAGCGGAGGATCGGCTCCGGTCCAAACCGTGGACGACGACGACGATCTACCATTCTAAATAGAGTGGCGTTCTAGCACCAACATTATTAAAAGCGGTGACTGTGGAGGGCAAACCCTTTCGCCGCTTCATTAAAAAAATCTCTAACAAAAATTTATTCGCATGACAGATCATGTATTGATTTTTTGCGCGCTACCAGAAAGTGAGGTAGTGGCATGAAAGTTACGCTTCCAACATTACGACCATACCAAGCTGAATTTGTAAAAAACTTAGCTGTGGCCCTCAGAGATTACCGAAGGGTTATTGCCTGCGCTCCTACAGGATCCGGAAAGACCAAAATGTTTATTGATGTCGCCTACAAGTCTATTGCCAATGGCCGTGCCGTAGTAATCATCAGCGAGACTACTAAGATTTTCGACCAGATTATTGGTGAAGCAGGGGGAATTGAAATTGCCAATGGTAAAAAGCATGTCCAAATAAAACCTGGGCAGCTTTATATCGCAATGGCCCAAACTTTAACGCGTCGGCCTTTGATCCTGGAGCAATTGGCGCAATTGGAATTTCCACCACTTATTATTGTAGATGAAGCCCATATTGGAACACCATCAAATATCATCCGCCGATTGATCGAAGTGAGCAATCCTTATATCCTCGGGTTTACAGCAACGCCCGATGGTAGAGTAGCTAGACACCTATCCGAGCTTTACAATGCCTGTGTTGTATGCTGTCAGGTCGATGAACTGATCCAACAAGGTTTCCTTTGTTCATACCAGCACTTGGCCCGTACAAAGGCGGATACAGATATTCTTGAAATGCGTAATGGTGAATATACCGAGCAATCTCAGACTGCAGCCTTTTCAACCGCAGCCGTGTACGATGGTATTTTCGAAGACCTACGTTCCGCTACTTTTAAAAAGTGTATGATTTTCGTTTCATCGATCAAGCATGCCCGCGAAATGAACGAACGCTTGCAGGCAGAGGGATTTGCATCTGTGGAGTACCATTCACAACTTGAAAATGGTTCTTATGAGCTCGCCAAGTTTACTGAATTGGGTATAGCAAATATTTGCGTATCGGTAGCGAGTTTGACAAAGGGTTTCGACGCTCCGGCTGTTGATTTGGTTATTCTAAACCGCGCTACAACCTCACTTCCTCTTTATCTACAAATGATCGGTCGCGGTAGCAGACCTGTTTGGGCATCCGATGGCACACCACTTAAAACACACTTCCGCGTATTAGATTACGGTGGTAACTGGGAGCGTCACGGATTATACTTCGAGGATCGTGATTGGGAAAATATGTGGGAGGTTACTAAACGATCAAAGAAAGGTGAAGGCGTTGCGCCAGTAGCCCTTTGTCCTTCGTGCGAATCCATTATTTCAACAACTCAACGTATCTGTCCATTCTGTGGACACGAAAGGCCATTGACCGAAAAGGAATTGGAGCAAGGGGAATTGGTGGAAGTCACTTCGCATTACACCTCGCTCATCGGTAGAAATATCAGCGAACTCACTCCAAATGAACTTGCTATTTACGCCAAGATGAAGAAGAAGCAGGTTTTTGCAACCCGGGTTGCGAAGGCAAAGGAGCAGGTACAAAAGGGTTTTCTTTCCGCTTTTGGCGCGGCGATGGGATACAAGTCTACTTGGGTAGATATTCAATCCAGAATGATAGGAGCAAATACAATAGAATTTACAGACATACAATTACGATAAGATGGGGGTTGAATTAGGAAAAATATGGCCAATGATTTCCGAGTTGGTGAAGGATGGGATTTCACTTATACCAGTACGTGAGGAAGCTGACGCAAGCCGTCCAGCAAAGACTCCTTATGGATCATGGGCCGAGGCTCAACAGCGCGTGGCCGAGGAAGGGGAGTTGTGGTATGTCATGGAGCAGAAGAACACTACCGCAATTGCAGCCGTCTGTGGCGTTGTGTCTGGCAACTTGGAGTGTATTGATATTGACTCAAAATATTATCCGGGTATTGACGCAATTTTGCTCAGTGACATTGCAAAATTCTATCCACATCTTTACGCTCGGCTTAGGATCCATCGCACACCATCTGGAGGTTATCATATCTTATATCGCATCGCAGATCATGCACCACAAGGTAATATCAAGCTTGCGGGGCGAATGAAGACTGACGAGGAATTACAGGCGGATTATGCGTCTGGCAAACGCAAGCCAACAAAGACTGTCAACTTTCTGGAAACTCGTGGTGAAGGTGGTTATTTTCTTTTTCCGCCGTCGTTGGGTTACACCGTTCACCAAAATAACCCAATTCCGGTAATTACTTGGGAAGAACGGTGCTCATTGATCAATTTATGTCAGAGTTATTGTGAGATCACCAAGGTCGCCCCATCGCCTAAGCTTACACAGACACAGGATTCGATTTACACTACTAATCCATTTGAGGATTTCAATAACCAGTGTGATCCCGTGCAGCTTATGGAGTCTCAGGGATGGAAGTTCCTTCGTGAAAATGCACGCTTTATTTGGTTTACACGTCCGGGTAAAGAGGATGGTGTTTCGGCTTCATTCAACCGTGAAAAGCGGGTGTTTTTTATTTTCACTACTTCAACGGATCTGGACGAGAAACGCGGATACAATCCCGCTACGCTATTTGCTGAGTTTACGCATAACGGAGATAAGAAAGCGGCTTTTCGTGAATTGGTACAAGGCGGATTTGGTCAGGTAAAGCGTAACGTCGAGCAATCATTGGTTAAGAAAGCTGTTATCAATGGACAGGCCGCCATCCCTCCAAATTTTTCAGAAGAAGCGAAGGAAGAGTTTCAGCGATTGCAAGAGCAGTTTGCGGAGCTGCACCCATATGGTGTGTTTTGGCAGTATGATGAAAACCATAAAATACAGATAAGCCGTGAGGATTTTCTTAATGTTGCTAAGAACCTTGGGTTCCGATCTTACAAGCAGGCGGCAATTCAGATCAATGGAAAATTTGTTGATCGTATTGACGTGATGACCTTCTTTGATAATATGAAGGGTTATATCCAGGAGGAGGAAGCGGACGTTTACAAGGATATTTGTAATGCCTATGAAAAGTTTATCCAGTCATCAGGTAAGTTTATTATGGATAATCGTCTTGAGCGATTTGATGATAGCGACTGTATTTACGACACTACTGATTGCTGTTATAAATTTTATAATAATGTCGCTATACGAATAACTGCCGACACGATTTCCAAACTTGACTATGCCGACATTGATGGCCTTATATGGACAGATAAAATGCTGTCACGTAACTATCTCGGAGATGATGTTAAGCCTTCTCAATTGTTCCAAACCTATCTTAAAAACGCCACTGGAGAAGAATATGGGCAAGTGAAGGATTATATCAGAAACGTTATTGGTTACCTGTCCCATGACTTTAAATCGGAATCAGCTGGATATATTATTGTGCTTCAGGAGATGGTGGCGGATCCAAAAAATGGGGGAGGTTCAGGTAAGAATATCTTCGGTAATATTCTTCGGGAGATGACTACTGTTTGTACAGTTCCTGGTGCGATGGTTCAATTCAATGAAAAGTTCTTACAAGCGTGGAATGGACAAAGGGTTTTCTTTATGGCCGATATTCCAAAAAAGATTGATTGGTCATTCCTTAAAGAGCAAACAACTGGATATGGATTGCTTAAGAAGCTTTACAAAAATGAGGAAGAGATCCGCCCAGAGGATATGCCAAAGATCCTAATTAACACCAATTTTTCCTATGAAGATACAGATGGAGGTTTACGCCGTCGTATTCGTCCGGTGGAGTTTACAGATTATTACACACGCCATGGAGGTGTTGATGCCGTTCACAATAAAATGTTCCCGTCAGGATTTACAAAAGAAGATTGGAAAGGGTTTGATGATTTCGTCATCTTTTCGATTCAGTACCATTTGCAGCAAGGAGGTAAAGTTGAATTGGTGGAGCTTTCAAATATTGGATGGGATAAGAAGTTCTCAAATCAATTTGGGGAGAAGACATTGGAGTTTTTCAAGGATAATATCAGCCAGTGGTTACGTTTGGATTATGTGGAAGTAGCTACTTTCCAAAGGCAATATGATGAGTATGTAGCCGGGGAATTGAAGGAGAAATATAAACTCAGCCAAAAGACGCTATCAAATGCTGTGAAGGAATTTTGCGAACGCCATGTCTTGAATTTCGAGCAGTCAAAAGCTAAGTATATACCCAATCAAGGAACCAAAAGGGTGCATATTTTCGAGGGTGTTTATGAAGGGGAAGTAGTCGAAGATGATGGATTTCCGTTTTGATGTCAAATATCGATAAAATTTTTACTACTGATAAACAGTGTGTTACAAACAATTTGTTTAAAATGTTTGAAATGTTTAAAATGTTTAATATGTTTGTATAGTCAAACGGGAACAACGTTGACAGAAGGCGAGCGCAGTCGCCTTGATGTACTGCAAAAAAAGCGCGGTTAGAAGGAGGGCAATCCTAACTAACCGCTAGTAAAAAGTCTCTAACAAAGAATTTAAACGTGATGCAAAGTAAAGAATTTTTAATCGAAATCCATAAATCCGCTAAGGAAATTGTCGGTGACATTGGCTTGGATGAAGCGATCCAAATGCACGCAGACTACCAAATGGATAACCACACAACAATCTGTCCGTTTTGTGAATCGGTGGTTAGTGATGACCAACTGGTGTATGTTACCGACTCGCATGGCAGTTGGGAAGATCCTATCGATGCACATAACGAGTGCCCATGCTGCAGAGTGGAATTGTCTGTAAGTAGCCTTGAAAAGCCTGATTTTGAAACTTGGTTAAAGGTTACGGCATGAAAACCGAGGGAAACAATTTTGGTGGGTTGGATCAGATCCAGCCGCCATTGTGGGATGCAACTAATGATCGTACTGATCGTGACGAAGTTGCCGATCGCCTTTCGCGACTCCAACAGGCCTGGCAAAAGAATAAGTTTAAGCCAGCTACAAGAATGGAATATCTGATGCGTAGAATACGTGGTATTTGGAGACGGTTGGTTTTCCGGGGCCAGATCGCCATCAACCGGTGGGATAAAATCTTGCATTCTGAAAAGGCAATGGTTGCAATTTGCGCAGTGCTTCTTGCGCTATGCATGATAGTTGGATTTTTACTAGGTATTAATTCTCCAGATTAAAACATGAACATACACACTTTACAGCAACAATACGGAATCAAACTGATCCACCTTGACGGATCGTTACACATGGCGTACCACAGAAAGGTCGTATGCCTACCAAGAGCCCCGTGATCTTTGGAGGAACTGCGCAGACTGATATTTATTGAGTTTGCGATCCGTATTGAAAAATAAATTTGCATAATTCATTTTTGTTTATCAAATTTGAAGTGCGAACAGCGTGGAGTGAGTCCACGACAAATTTTTCTTAACAATAAAGCTCAGGCATACCGGTGAAAGTCCGGGAACTCTTCGGTACTCCGACGCTGTTCGCGGTGACCTGAGCCTATTTTTAATTTTCCAGTTATGCGAACAGCGAAAAATCAACACCAATTCACTCTAAATTTCACAGAGGATGAAATTTATCAAATCGAACGCTTATTCTTCAATCTAAGCGAATTTAACACCTTTAATAGTCTTGGGTATTCAAATGATGTTATGACAGTACTATTGGATGGTATAGACCATCATAATGCTGAAAATATCAAAGATGCTGTACAATTATTAAATACCATTGCTTACTCCGCTCAAGCTATTCAGGTGGCGCATTTGAATATGCAAGATCAGATTAAAGCATTCGAGAATGAAATGAACTTGGAAGAATCATTTAAAAAATAAAAACGATGAAATCATTAGAAATATCAAAAAATACTATGAGCAGTCTTGAGATTGCTGATTTATCAGGTATGATACATAAAAACGTTTTAAGGGCAATTAAGACTATGGAGCCTTCATGGGTAAAGGCTTATGATAAAATAAATCCTGATGGATGTGGGCGCAATTTTGAGCTTACATCTAGAGAAGTTGAACAACCTAATGGTGGTTTTCGTAAAGAGAATGTTTACGAACTAACCAAAGCCCAGTCCTTATTTGTGGCTACTAAGTTCAACGATGAAGCAAGAGCGCTTTTAGTTTTACGTTGGGAACAGCTGGAAAACGCTAACCTAGCCATCCAAAACGGCATGGGTATTCAGATTCGTAACAGACAGGCAACTATATCAACTCGCTCAATTTCAGTCACTACAGGTATTTTACATGATGAATTAATTAGGTTGATTAAAACCTACCTACACGAGCACACCGAAGTATTAAACGAAAAACGATACCCACGTAAAGGACATCTGAGGAAAGGTAAATTCTTAATTGAGAATATATGGGAGCTATACATTCATAACAATAAAGGGGTTCCTCAAAAAGAATACATTCTGACACGGGATGGATTCAACTACTTAGTTAAATGGTATGGATTTTTAGCTTTTTCAGGCTTTCTGCCGCATTATTCTAGAGAGTTTGAAATACTTACCCATCAAGAACATATAAAGGCTTTAGAATAGCTTAAAAACAATAGTCAATACAGCCCCTTCTGAAAAGTTGGGGCTTTTATTTTATCCATCCATCCCCTTACAAATTTTTTCTGACAACACCAAAAAAAAGTGAAATTAGCAATTTATTACAAAATATTACAGTATATTACAGGTTCTTACAGGTATATTACAAAACGTTTTGTAAGAAAAAACAGCCTTTACAGCACCACCACAGCCTATTTTTACCTGTCTTACAAAATAATACCCTTTTTTTATTAAAAAAAATAATTATTAAAAATAGCTATATATATGTTATAACACGCAAACGTTTGCATAAAAATAAGATGTATATGTAAATTATATTCTATAGTAAAGTTATGAAAACAGGGGTGTATTTTGTAAGTCGATAGAAAAACCCGCTTCATTGTCTCCATTCGCCGTTTTTAACCCGTTTCGTTTTGTAAGACGCTCATCGCGTTTTGTAAGAAACTACCGTTTTCCACTGTTTTCCCCCCATTCCCAACTTATTTTCACATATCATTTGTGTTATCTAATGTTATGTTGTATTTTTACTTTGTGTATGTCAATGGGGGCCGGATCAGTCAAGGGTGAAGGCTCCTATTTCTAAAGAAAAAGTTATGAGTAGAATATCAAACAATATCACCCAACCTTTGGATAAATCCGAAATTCAGATTCAAACTGAAATGTTTCAGTGGGCATGGAATACATATCCACAAACTCGTCGTTTGCTTTTTCATGTTCCTAATGGCGGCAATCGTTCTGCACGAGAGGGAATGCAATTCAAAGCTTCTGGTGTTATTGCTGGTGTTCCTGATCTACTTTTTATTTGGAATGGTCAGACATACGGATTTGAAGTTAAAACACTAACAGGTACAGTCAGCAAAGTACAATCCGATCTTCATGCAATTTGGGAAGCCAATGGGATTTCAGTGAAAGTAGTTAGATCCTTGGAAGAGTTTCAACCTGCATTCTTAGCCATCCTAAACACAGGAAAGGAGTTTGCAGCATGAGTAACCGCACCGGAGATAATATTGCCAAATACCTTTCATCACATCACCCAGATGTTTACCAGGAGGTAACAGATAAACTACAGTCGATTCCATGCACACCTGAATTGGTTGAACGTGTGGTGAATATCGCGTATCTCAGGAGCGAGGAAGTTTGGAGAGTCAGACTTATAGCAACAACAGCAATTCTTTTGCTTTGTTCACCTGAATCTATTCATGCCGATACAATGATCCGAAAAGGCGTTGCTTTGACGATTGCAGATATTCTCGGGGTAAGTAAACAAGCTATTGCAAAGAAGCTTGAGCAATGTAGGTTTTACTACACCAAAACAGTTTGGGCAAAAGATACAGTAAACGAAATTTTAGAGGAGGTTAGGGATGGCGAAGTTGACGGATAAGCAAGAGCGATTTGTACAAGAATACCTTATTGATCTTAACGCTACTCAGGCTGCTATTCGTGCTGGATATAGCGAGAGGACTGCGGGTCAAATTGGTGAACAGAACTTGAAAAAACTTGAAATTCAAAACGCCATTCATGTAGCCCAGCAAGAAATCTCTAAAAGAAATGATATAACAATTGATCGAGTACTTAACGAATACGCTAAGATAGCTTTTAGTGATGTTCGTAATATCCTTACTACTGATGGAGGGCTAAAAGATGCTTTTGAATGGGATGATGAAACAGCCGGTGCTGTTGCTTCTATTAAATCATTTGAGGTCACCAGTCCGGAAGGAGAAAAGCTTGGAACTAATAGGGAGATTAAGATGTACGACAAATTGCGTGCATTAGATTCTATCGGCAAACACCTTGGATTCTTCGAAACCGACAATAAGCAAAAACAGTCCCAAATTGATGTTAACGTTTTATCAGACGACACTATAAACGCTTTGTTAAAAGCTAAGAAATGACGCAGGAAGCAATCGACATATTAAACAACCTTGATATTACCAAAATTCAGGGAGTAGCCTTCAAAAGAGGGCTATTTGAGTTTATTGTCGATACTCCAAAAGGCAGGCATGAGAAGCAGGAGCAAGCTTTAAGGATACTTACAGACAATACAACTGAAGAGTTTTTGTATGGTGGTGCAGCAGGTGGAGCAAAGTCCTGGACTGGCTGTTGTTGGTTGATGTTCCAATGTTTGATTTTCCCTGGTACTCGCTGGTTTATTGGTCGTGAAGAGTTAAAGAGGATTACTGAGTCTACATTGATCACCTTCTTTAAAGTAGCAAATGAATATGGTATTTTAAATGGTGTTGATTTCAAGTATAATGGGCAAAAGAACTTTATTCAATTTGCAAATGGTAGTCGTATTGACTTACTAGAATTAAAGTTTAAGCCTAGTGATCCATTATATGAAAGATTTGGTTCAACCGAATATACTGGCGGTTGGATTGAAGAGGGAGGTGAAATTGATTTCGGTGCGTATGACGTTTTGAAGACTCGTATTGGGCGCCAGCACAACGAACGATACAATCTCATTGGTAAGCTTTTTATTACCTGTAATCCAAAGAAAAATTGGATGTATACTCTTTTCTATCTTCCAAATAAAAGAGGAGAGCTCCCTGCACACATGAAATACCTTGCAGCCTTTGTTCAAGACAACCCCCATATCGACGCCGGTTATGTCGAACGTCTTAAAAGAACAAAGGATAAAGCTAAAAAAGAGCGCTTGCTAAATGGTAACTGGGAATACGATGACGATCCAAACGCAATGTGCAAGTATGATGACATCATTGCTATGTTTTCTAATGATCATGTTTATTGGTCAGCAAGGAACATGATAAATCCGCCTAAATACTATTTAACAGCCGATATAGCCCGTTTTGGTTCAGATAAAGCTAGAATTGGTGTTTGGTGGGGTTGGATCTTAATAGAACGACATTCTTTTGATAAATCTGCGACTACAGAATTACAGGCAAGTATCAATGCGATGAGGTCAAAATATAATATTCCTGTTCACCAGTGTATAGCTGATGAAGATGGAGTTGGCGGAGGTGTGGTAGATGCGTGTGGTATCCTTGGTTTCGTTAACAACGCTAAACCGATAGTTACAGATGATGCAAAGGAAAATGAAAATAGGTTCTACGGCGATAAGCGAAAGGAGTTACCACAGATAGAGAATTATCAAAACCTTCAAACTCAATGTGCGTATCTACTCGCTGATGATATTGCAGGACATAAGATTTTGTTGCAGTGTATTGACGATGAAACTGAACGTCAGGAGATACAAGAGGAGTTTTCTTGGTTGAAAACGTATAAATCTGATCAGGAGGGAAAATTACGGATCCTACCTAAGGATGAGATTAAAAAACAAATTGGAAGGTCTCCGGATTGGAGGGATCTTATTTTAATGAGAAAGTATTTTGATATAACGTCAGATAATACAGTTGTTTTTGACGACTCAATAATAGGAATGTTTGGCTAAGTACCGCGGTGTACAGTAAAGATAAAGTTATGGCAAAAGAAATTAAGGTGGCATCAGCTGCCATTGATCCAAAGATAATTGAAGAACTTGGCAAGGAGTCAGCTCCTGCCTATGAGGTGAAGAAGGAAACCGACATCAAGGAGCATAATATTTATGACGAGCAGCTTAGGAAGCGTAAAGAGGTTAAGAAGAAGGTGATAGGAGCCGATGGTAAGCCAGTCATGCAGGCGGATGGGAAAACACCAACGCTAACCTCAACCTACGTAGATCCGGCTCGTCTTCCTTTAGCTTTGCAGGAGATCATTGTTACTCGCAGGGTGGCGTTTATGAACCTGGGCAAGGCACGATTGTATGCTGAGCCTGACGGCAACGACCAGGAGCGAGCTTTCAATCTATTGCAACGTCTTCGGGAAAACAACAAGGTCGGTTATAAGGAATCCGAGATTGCCAAGCTTTTGAATAAGGAACTGCAGGTGGCTAAGTTATGGTATTCCAAAGATATGTTGGATGCGAGTCATTGGGGTGGCTACAGCAACGTGAATAAGGACTTCAAAATGCAGATCCTTGCGCCAAGCAAAGGCGACACCCTTCTTCCTGTGTTCGACGCAACAGGCGATTTAACGTACTTCGGTAGACAATACGATCGTCGTAAATCTTTGGAAGAATTGGCAGGAGAAACCAGTGGCGGCGACAAGACAGTGAAATGCTTTGACATCTACAGTGCGGACCGGCTATTGAAGTTTGAACAAGGCGGATCCAGTGGAGGTGGTGAAGGTGGATGGACATTGGTTGCGACAGTGGATTTACCATACAAGAAGCTACCTATTATCTACTATTCCAAGGATACCCCAATATGGGCCAACGTACAGCCATTGATAGAACGTTTGGAAACGGTTATATCTAACTTTGCTGATACCAATGATTATCACGCATCGCCTACTTTAGTATTCAAGGGAGCAGCAGGAGCGGAGGCCCAGGAGAAAGGAGAGAGTGGTAAGGCTGTTTTGTTAACAGGTGATCATGCAGATGCAAAATACGTTACATGGGATCAGTCGGTTGCTGCTGTTGAATTGGAAATAGACACACTCGTTAACTTTATCTACTCCCTTACCCAAACACCAAATATCAGCTTTGAGGAAATGAAGGCTCTAGGTGATCTTTCAGGTGTTGCATTTGATCGTGTGTTCATTGATGCCCATTTGGCTGCAAGTAATGAGATTGACGGCGGATATGGTGAGTTATTACAGCGAAGTGTGAACTTGGAGAAGGCCTTATTGGCGAGTATGGATACCGGAATTACCGGGGCTTTGCAAGAACTCGCTGTTACTGTTGAGGTACCACGGTTCAAACTTGACGATTTGGATGCTGACGTTGATTTGGCGATCAAAGCTAATGGCGGGGGACTGATATCGGTAGAGACGGCCATGGGTATATCTGGCTTGGTGACCAACGTACAGGACGAGATGGCGAAGATTAAGGCTGAGGGATCGGCAGGTGCCGGGGAAGATGGGACGGTTGTGAAGTTGAAAGGCGCTGGTTAGCATGAAGCCGGATCCTTGTAAAACAAAATGTTTAAAATGTTTAATAAATGTTTGTTTTGTTTGAAAATTGTGTTATATTTGTTCAAGTGATCGGGGCAACGGTCACACAGTGGTAAGAGACTAGGGTCGTTATAAAAACTCTAACAAGAAATAATCCCCAATAGCGAGAAGCAAACGACACGTAGTCGGTTGGGGTGCCGAAAGGCTAAAATAAATAGAATATGAAGTATAATATTCAAAACACATTTTACTTTCAAAGGAAAGTTTTAATAGTAGCTTTATCAAGGTTGCTACTTGAGATTGAAAGACCATTTGTTTGGCTTTTGAATATTATAAAATAGTTCTTAGAGTAAAGAAAAATATAGGCCGCATGGTGTGTAAAGAGATTTTGCAACGGGTCGGGATACCACATGAAACAAAGGTCTTAAAATGACAGCCCGGAAAGACGAGCAAACGCAATGTTCGTCTAGGGGTTAGGACGTTAGGTTTTCAGCCTAAAAACACCAGTTCGATTCTGGTACATTGTACATAGCCCCCTGCGTAGTGGACGCCGTGGTAATAGTCAGGTAAAAGCCCGGTCGAAGTGGTACCGAATATTATACTCGATACGAAATGAGGAGTAACCACAAAGTGCAGTATGACGGCTCGGAAAGACGAGCAAACGGTCTATTGGCTCAGTTGGTTAGAGTGCTCGGTTGTCAGCCGAGAGATCACGGGTTCGAATCCCGTATAGACCGCGAAAGATTGTTCTTTGAAAATATAAATGAGTACTGGCCGTAGAAGTCGCACTGTAGGTAGGTTACGTAGAAACTATACAGGTAACGCTTTAGCAAGATGTGACGGTAGCGTATGCGGCCAGTGTTCAAAAACATAAAGCAAGGTGGCGGAATTAGACGCTGTAAATCGGGAGGAAGCAGGACTACAACATCCCGTAAAGACAGAATTACAAGCAGTAGGCGGAATAGTAGTTCTATGCAGGTAAAACCCTGCCCTTGCTTTTAAATTGAGGTGTGGCGGAAGGGGTTGGCGGCTCGCCGGCCGTGGTAGACGCAGCGGTGGATTTTGGAACTAGCTAATATAGTCCAATTTCAATGCTCGGAGAAATTAGATAAACCCGTGAAGGTTCGAATCCTTCTGCCTCAACGCATTGATAAGTGGATTACGCTCTACTTTATCTGTGTCTAATAGATTATTGTATTTTAACTCCAACTTACAGTTGTGAAACTGAATCGTTGGAAAATTGGGGCGGTGGCACTGGGTGTGCGGAAACAGCGACGTGTAGAGCAATCGAAGTCGAGACACCGCTATAAAGGTTCGAATCCTTTACGCTCCACAACCCTTACAGATAGCAGAGATGGTGCTAACCGTGTTGGGTGACATAGAACTGGAGACGGTTGACTTCATGGACAGTAATAGAGATACGGACATGACCGGACGGGTATAACCTCGGCAACGATGAGTTAGCCAAAGAGTGACAAATCGGAAAAACAATGGTTGGACTGTAAATCCATACCGAACGTTAGCACCTGACAGCCTGGAAAGACAGGCTTTGTTTAGCACTTTTCATATTTAGGTTTATAATTGGTTATTATCCGCGGGATTCTCCCAGCTTCTCGCGGATCTTTTTTAAACCTGTTATGGAATAAAATTTTGAATCAATTAAGTATAAACGATATGGAATTAATTAAAGAAACCTTGGGAATCTTTGCAATGGTCTATTCAATAGTAGCTATTGCACTAAATTTAGCTTCAATGGCCATGCATAAGGATTTAATGGCAGACTGCTTGGGTGACTGCAAATCTATCTTTGAAAAGATCTTATTCATTTTATTACACGTTTTCATGGGTAGCTTTTTGATCAATTTCTGGCATAAGATAAAATAGAATGGAAGCAAACGAGCTTAGAATAGGGAATATTATTACGGATGAATATTGGGATACTTGTAAAACAATAATTCGAGTAGATTCAATAAATAAAGACGGAATTGATTTAGAAGTTCAGGATGACGGCAATTGGAGTGAGTTGGCACAGCATTTTATAGCTCCATACTATCGACTAGAAGCATTAAGGGGTATACCTTTAAACAAAGAAACTATAGCGTTTTGCAAGTTAGGAGGATTATGGAATCTTGAAGCTGACTTTGTACATGGTGAAATAGTGGGATACGGTCTTTTTATTAAAGGATTAGATTGGATTCGGACAAATCAGAACAGCGTTAAATACATTCATCAACTGCAAAACTTATTTTTTGGAATTACGGGGCATGAATTGGAGGTAGCTTTATGAGAAAGATTTTGATATTAGGTTCTAGTATGGGCATGAACGGTTGCCAGCTAATTCGACTACAGGACGCTTCCATTTTTTTAAATGTGGCTGCACTTGATTTATTACATGCTGTTGAAAAGGTTAAAAGTGATGTGGAGGTTAATGCATTTAAAGAAATGACCAATTTGATATCCATGGCAGGTTATGCCGAATCTGATTTTAAACTGCCTATAAAAGAAAAGAAACCAAAATACATACGTCAACAACATAAACTTGCCCAAAGGCATTATAGGAGGAAATAAAAATGGATAGTAATCAAAAAGACACAAAAATTTGGTCTGCAGATGAAGCAAGGCAAGCAACCAAGCCTGTCGATTTAGAATTTGTTATGAGGATGATAGGCACTGCGGTTCGGAATAATGATAATAAAGTAATTATCCATCCTACAAAGTTAATTGATGATAATCTTAAAAATGAACTTATGTCGAAAGGCTTTAAAATAAGTTATTTTACTGATGGTATTATTCAGCTCAAAGGGCTTTTAATTGAATGGTAATATGAGACCAATACACTTTCAAGAATCAAATATTACATTCGAAAAACCCACAACAATGGATGACAGCGAATGTCTACCAATAAGCGCCTACATTGGCAAAGACGAAAAAGGCATGCCATATATTAACACAGTTTGGCAGCCATCAAAAGAAGATATAGATGCGATCCTGGCAGGCCGTCCGATTGTCGTTTGCGTCCTGGGGACAGCATTGCCTCCAATGAGTTTGTTTACTTGTGATCAGGAAGGGAATCCAAATTTTTAATGCATGAAAACCAAGAAAATCAAAATACCGATCTACCACGGAACAATGATCCTAATCCAAACGGATAATTGGGATAAGCTCGGCCGTCGGTTGAACCTGGAGCTTTCCAACGATACCGATGCTTTCGTTTACAAAGATCCAAAAGATAGGTATATCGCTTGTTTCCGTAGCAAACCATCGCCTGCTATCATAGCTCACGAAGCGGTCCATGTGGTTAATCATGTCTATAATGACGGCAGGATGATCTTAGATCCGTTGAATGATGAGCCACAGGCTTATTTAACTGGATGGGTTGTCGGGGAAATGCATAAGTTTTTAGGGAAATAAAGTATATTTGGGGTATGAACATTTATAAATACTGGGGCTCAAACGATGCGTGTATTATCGTGGTAGCAGAAGACGTTCAAGAAGCGATAAAATTAATGAAAGAAGAGATCAGTGAGTTTGAAGCTGAAACTATTGGCATGGATGACATTCGAGAAGAAGATGTTGTTCAACAACCATTAGGCAAGGGGGTGATTCATTATAATCGTGGGGATAACTTTCACTAATCATGAAAACAATGATGACATCTGCCGATTTGGCTAAAGTAATATGTATTGATCCGTCAAAACAACCTACCGTAACGATTATAAAGGCTCCCCGCAAGCTTAAAAAGAAAATGAAGAAGGAAGGTAGTTGGGGTATGCCTGTTTTCACAGTGACAGAAATGCCGATGAATTTTATAAATGATTTTGAAGTTTGGAAATATGGTAAATCAGAATAATGTATTCGGCGCTTAGGCGGTCGTTTAGGAAATAGCGTGCGCTGCGCACTGGAAATCCCCCAGCATCGTGTGATGTTTGGGGGATTTTTTTGTTGTTATACTTTCTCAAAAATCCGACACCTTAATGTCCCTATTTTGGTTAAATGTATAACCTTATGGGGTATGAACCGTATACCTGTATGTGTGCAATATCTTTTTATTGCTCTGATATACATTTTTACACCTATTGCTTTTGGTTTGTATTTTTCATTAAAGTCAGACACAGGTATAGTTCCTAAAGACAGCCATTCGTCAATATAGTTAGTGATATTATCATAAACATATTGCTCGTATGTCAGAATAAAGTTTTCTTGCCAAGTTATTTTGGGCGGGTCAATAGGAGTGGGTTTTGGAATCGTATCCAAATTATATCCAGCCTTACCCATTGAATCCAATATAAACTCCTCGATTATTTCCAATTTATCAGCCCTAGCCTCTAATTGCTTCATATCATTATGAAGTTCCTGCCGTTGCCGTTGGAGATCTTCAGCAAGCATAGTCAGTGATCCCTTAGTGGACTGGGATTTAGCTATTTTTTCACATTCGATAAAGTATTGACGAGCCTGTCGGCCTTTTGCTGATCGTTGGATCATGCTTATTTCTTTGGCAGTGTCTAAAGTTAGGGCGTAATTGATTGATGGCCTGCCGCCGGTACTTTCGCTCAAAAATGAGCAAAAGTCTTTTCCTTCCTCGAAGCCATATTCTAGCATCCGTTTTATCCAATCTTTGAAAGATGTCTTTACCTCCAAAAACTCATGAAGATCTCGAGCCGACACCGTACTGACACCATCATTGTCTGCATTGATTTTAATTAGCTCTTCCATTATTGTAGATCCCCTTCCGTTTGTAAAATAGAAATTGATTGTTTAATAAGGCGGTCACTCAGATTAATTCTGCTTAAAGTCTGAATGGCTTCAGTGATCTGCTCTTTATTATCATCATCCATAGATAAAAGAAGAGCATTCATAATTGAATTACACCTGTCAGTCTGCATTACATCGTTTAACCAATTGAGTTGATACAATAGGTTATGCAAATCCTCGACGGTGTCTTTGTCCATTAAGATAGACTTTGGTAGTTCTTGATTACTCAACATGACAGACCTCCTTTCAATTCTTGAAGGTAAGCAGGTGAAGCAATACCACATACTGCTGCTACCCAAATTTCATCAGTGTAACGTTCGCCAACTTCTTCGTAGATGTCAACTGCTACCATGAAGGATACATTGTAAATAGTTTGAATTTCTTGAATTGGATCGACTGGCACAGATGGTGCAGTCATGAAAGCTACGATGTTGGATGGTAGCTGGATTGTTTTGATTTCGGTGACGATCATGTCTTTGAAATTTAAAAAAGTTTATAAAATCCCGGAGGTGATCGTCACCGCTATGCAGAGCATAAGAAGCCGGGAAGTGTTACCACTTTCCCCCTCCGGGTATATCTAATAAAGTCTTCAAGTTTTATCGCTCTTGAAATAGCGGGTAACGATCAAGAGCAAAGATGCGAATCAATTTTTATAAATGCAAATTATATTTTTAAATATTGATAAGTGATAACCATCCAATTTATGTAGGAAGAGTTATAATCTTTTTTCTTTACAAATTCTTTTTTCACTGTTCCATCATTATTGTATTCGTATTCAATTAATAATCCGTCGCTTGTATTGAACCCAAATAGCCTTTCCTTTATTTTAATCCTTCCATTATTGTCATATATGTAACTATATTTATTTATTACAGATGGCTTGTCCATTGTTTTTAAGTTCTGATAAGATTCTAATGTAATATTGCCATGACTATCATATTCATAAAAATCGTATCTATTTGGTGAAGTTTCTTTTAAACTTCTACTTGACTTTTTAACCAATAAACCTTTGTCATTATATTCATATTTATACTCATAGAATGGCTCTGTGAATGTGGAATAATTAGTCTCAGTATCTATCCTATTATTTTTATATGAATATGTATATTTATCAACAAGTCCGGTTGATTTCCAAGTTTCGTACCTAATTAATTTTTTATTTTCGTAAAAATATCTGTATACATAATTAGTTGTTTTACCACTCTCAGCTTTTTCTTTCAAACTTCCATCGTCGTTGTAAGAATATTTGTTTGTATACAAGTAATTAATTTGTTGATCGTAATCATAATTAAATCGAATATTTTCCTCTATTAACTGATTATTATAGTTGTACTTCAATGATTCCCAATCTTTGGAAGAGGGATCCAATTCTCCGTATTTATATGGTTGATATGTTTTCTTTATCAATAATCCTTGATTATTTGGAGTTTCATCTGGCGACTCACTCTTACTACACCCTGAAAAAATCCCAGCCGCCAAAAGGGCCACAAATAAATACTTTTTCATAAATTATAAATTAAATGATTAAATAATCGCCTAATATATCAATTCTCGCTCTCCTGTCAAAACGTTTTCTGGTAAACCATTACGCCAAACATTTTTCAAATATAACAAACTTTTCAAACAAACCAAACATTTATGATATGTTGTGTTATGTTTTCATGTCCGAGCACTTCCCGCACCGCACACAACCCCACGTTGTCAAACTACCCAAAGACAACCACGACTATTTCCCTTCACCACTTCCGTAAGCGATATTTGTCTATATCGGGTTCTAACTGTTTAGAAAGGCCATTCGATATGGGTAGACACTGGTAAAAACAAAGACAAATGGATATCAAAAAAGCAATTAGAGCATTACTTCAAACCAAGTTTGGGGGCGCTCAACTTTCAGCAGCTCGTGTAGATGAGTTGGCAAAACGATTTGAAGGTAAAGTTACAACAGAGGAGGAACTGGAAGCAAAGATGGGAGCGATCAACGAATACTTGCCATTTACAGATTTGGCTAAGGACGACGATCGCGCAAGGAGTGTACAAGCGGAATTGGATAAATTAAAAACTCCAGCTCCCGCACCACAGCCTACGCCACCTGAACCAACTCCTGTTCCAGCGCCTGCGGCAAGTGAAGAAGTGCCAGCTTATATTAAAGCTATCACTGATGGAATGAAAGCCTTGACCGATACAGTCGCAGGACTGAAAAGTGAAAAGGTTGTTACTGATCGTCAGTCGCTGATCATGGGTAAGTTGGCTAACGCAGATAAAGAGTATAGTGCAAAAGTATTACGCGACTTCGGTCGTATGAGCTTTGCTACTGATGAGGACTTCGTTACTTATCTGGCTGATGTCGAAACCGACTTCGCTAACCATACGCAAATGCAAGCTGAAAGTAAATTGGGGAAGGATAGTCCATTTTCAAGTGTAGGTAAAGATGGCAAAGTCAAGGAAGCAACTAAGGAAGAGTTGGATTCTGTGATGAGCGAAATTGGATTACAATAGTTATTCAAATGGGAACAACAGTAAATTTAAACAACTACGAACAAATCATCGATACCTCACGGGACACCGTGATTATCGTTGACAATTTCCAGTCTGTTCGTGGTGGGAGTGCCCTAGATGTGACGGGTTATACACCTAAGGTCATTTATGCTGGACATGTTATCATCAAAGATACAGCGACAGGAAAAATTTATAAGCCCATGCCAGTAAACTCGGGTGCAACTGCTTATGCAGCTTTGCCCGCAGGGTACGAGTATGCGCATATTTTGATCAATTCGATCTTAACAGCAAAACCCGCTGCTGGATTATTAGTGAGGGGAACGGTAAACCATAAGGCATGTTACATTGAGCCGACAACGGAAGCAATGGAAGCATTAAAGCCTTTAATTGATTTTAGAGCAGACTAATGGAAAAATCACTATTTATTCAATGGGTACAAAAATTCTTCCCAGGGATTATTGTACGAACAGTCGAGACATTGAACGATACAAAGAGACCATTGGTCTACTTGCACACGACAATGTTAAAGCCAGTTTTTTCGGTAACTGGTAAATGGGAAAGCCTATCCGCTTCTTTTAGCCTAGTTGCGGCCGATGTTGTGGCTATGGATTCTAGCCTTCCTTTGAAGACTAGAGATTCTATTTCACAAGCTTCAGGTGATATCCCTAAAATGGGTATTGAATTAGCTCTTAATGAAACAGAGCTTACTCAATTAGACACTTTGATTGCGAACGGAGCAACTAACGGTCAGGTAATTGCCAAGTTATTTGCTGATACTCCTCGTGCTATTGGGGCAATTTATGAACGTAACGAAGCTATTTTCTTACGTGGATTCTCTACAGGTATCACTTTGGTTGATGATCCCGAAAATGTAGGCGTAGGCGTTCGTTGTGATTATAAATATCGCGCTGATCACCTTTTTGGTGTTGCTGCTCTTTATTCAGATAAAGTAAATGCGAAACCTTTTGATGATTTTCAAAGAATTATCGATAAAGCAACTGCAGATGGTGTGACAATCACCCAAGTTTACACTGACACAGCAACAATCAATGCTATTGCAGCCACTGATCAAGCGAAAGAGTACTATTCTTTTAGCCAAAACAGTACTGGCAACAAGCAAATTCCAAATCTTGACTTTGATCAGTTGAATACTTTGGTTAGCAAGCGTTATGGCTTTACTTTTATTAAAGTTGATCGTACTATCAAAGTTGAAAAGGATGGTAAACGTACATCGTTTAAACCTTTCGCAGCTGGGGCAATGGTTTTTGTTGCATCACAAATGGTTGGTGAACTGGTTTACGCTCGTTTGGCGGAAGAAAACCACAAACAGGCAGGGGTTGAGTACCAAAAAGCTAACGAGTACATTCTTGTGAGCAAATTCCGTACAACTACACCCTCCTTGAAAGAAGTTACGCGTGCTCAGGCTCGCGTCGTTCCGGTGGTAACTGCAATCGACGAAATCTATTTGTTGGACACTAAAACTGTACAAGCATAATGGCAGATCAAGAAAATAAAGCAGGGGCACAATCGGGTGCTCCTTCAACTGATCCACAAGGTGGGCCAAAGTTGGTTAAGCATATCGTCACGGAATCGGATCTAAAACACAATCCTGAACTTGAAAAGAAAGGTGTCAAGGTTGGTGATGAGGTAGAGATTCCAGAAGATGCTAAAGCCAAAGCTGACGAACGTGCGCAGAAAGATGCGGCAGCCGCAAAAGCCAAAGCTGAGAAGGAAGCTGCCAAACCGTCAAAGAAAAAATACATTGTCATTTCTCCATTTTCTGATAAAGACATTTTCAGTAAGAAATGGGAGGAGGGTGACGACGTGTCTCATTTCGATGAATCGCGGTTAGCTAATTGTATCGAAAAAGGTTTGGTAAAGAAAGTCTAGTTTAATGGCAAGTGTAAAGGAAGTCTTAGTGTCGTCGATGGGGTTCAAGTTCCCTGATGCAACGGTTGAAATGATGTTGGCGGAAAATGGGTTGGATCCTGTAGCGGAACGTGAGCCACAAGATCAAGATCAGACTAAAGCATTGGATCTTTCCCGGGCAGGGTTGATTGATTTCCTTTTAACACGGCCTAAATCTGTCAAGGAATTGGATTATCAACTTACTCAACAGGATGCTAATGCTTTGGAAGCTTTACGCCGACGGTTGTTGCTCCGTTGGGGAATTGATGAAACACCAGTTACATCTGGATTTGTGGACCTTTCAAATACTCACTAAGCAAGAAAGAGGGGAAAAGTATGATTTTCGAAGGACAATATCCTGATATATTAGTGAGAGAAGGTGAAACCAAGGAGCAGGGGTTGCCTTGTCGATTTGTGCCTTCTAAAGGAACCGGATTGAAAAAGGTAAAAGATGGTGTTGAAGTCGATGTTTCTTATGTTATAGCATTTCCAGAGGACACCCCTCAATTATTGATTGGTGAACTGGTTACTGCATATGACGAGAGGGGTAATGTGATAGTTTGGCAAGAACCCATTGCTTTATTTCATCATGGAAGTTTTCATTGCAAAGGATATTTATAGCGCTTTGAGATATGTTCAAACTTGTTTTAGATATGACTCCTGCGGAGATCGAACAGGTCCAAAAGGAAATGTACGATGAAGTTGATCGTCAAACGCTGGAGCAGTTCAAATTGGTTTTAGCAGAAGCTTTGAAGATCCAACGCGCCAAGATGCGAATTGATGGAGGTTACAATGATCAAACTGGACAATTACGCTCGGCTACTGGGGGAATTATTTATCGCGATGGTAAAGTGCTGCATGAAGATTTTGAACTAAGTCCATACGGAACTGATAAAGCCCCAGGTATGAAAGAGGGACGAGAGAAGGCGTTTGCTGAGCTCCGGGAATCAAGAGGTTGGGGCATCACAATTGTCGCAGGCATGGAGTATGCGAGTTGGGTTCAATCAAGGCACAGTTTGTCAGTATTGATAGATGCAGAGTTGGAGATAAACAAGTCGCTAGAAGAAGCGTTTAATCGAATCAGTGTATGAAAAGGCGGATAAAGAGTGTATTTGATGCTATGGATGATATTCAAGGTGTACTTATTGCCGATGGAATTCCCCAATTGATCACCGGCGAGATGCGAACGGTACAGCGACGCCTTGGATCAACAAAAGAGGATATTGTAACAAACTCACTTATTTTCGATGCAAAACAAAAGCAGGGTGGAATTTTCAATATCAATTTTCATACACCAAACCTAAAAAACCAATCGGCAGAAAATCCAACAGCAAAAGACAATACCCAACCTGATATAGCAAGAATGCGGTTTATCGGGGATAAGATTGCAAAGTCTGTGGATGACTACTACGGTTACGATTTCTCATTGAGGTTACGTAACCCCGGTGAACTTGAAGGCTTTGGCACGGAATGGCTTTACAATATCCAAGTAGAATACAGTTTCCTTAGAACGGATATTACGTAATAAACGCTAGTAAAAAATTAATAACAGAGGGGACGCGAGGGCAAAAGCGCTAACCTCATCTAACAAAGAAATATATTATGGCACAATTTGTTGTTAAGGGTGTAGAATCCATAGAGTTCGCTAAAGTTAGTGCGGACGGTTCTCTTCCGACTACCGGTTGGATTAAAGGAGAAAATATCGAGATGGGATCTGCAACATTGAATATTCCTGAAAAAACATTGACCAAAGTAAAGGTTGAGGATAAAGCTGGAATTTTCGCTGTTGTAGGTGAAGAAGGCGATGGCGCAAGTGTAACAGCGAAATTCTTGAATCTCGATCCTAAAATGGCTGATCTTCTGTTTAAAGGTGATGCTGCTTCGGCCGCTACAACTAAATTCGAAGCTCCTGTTGATGGAACTGCTGCTGTAAACCTTGCGGTGCGTGTTACAAGTAAGCCATGGAATGGGTTTAAGATGGTTTTCGTAATCTTAAACGGATCAGTGATTGCCAGAATGGAGAACGCTCTTACTAAAGATGGAGCAGATTTCTTGGCACTAGGTTTTACCGCGGAAGCACAGGCTGTAACTGATGCAGATGGTGATGCTTTGGCGCCTTGGTACTACGAAAAAGTAGCTGTCGCATAACCGCAGTTTACGATTTTTACCCCGAAAACCACTCTTGTGGAAAAGGTTGGCGAGTAGGGGTTATTTAACAAGGCAGTGCATACTCTTGCTCCGCCTTTAAACCCTTTCCAAAATGCAAGAACAAGAATTAACTCCACTTGAGGCCCAACGCCTTATTGTAAAAACTTTTAATGACCATCCAGAGCAATTGGGAGAGGTCACACTTCCGAGAATAGATTTCTTTGGTAAGCTTTTCCGCCGCAAACGCACTGTCAACCTGGAACTTCGTGGTATTTCCGCAGGTGTTTCCCAAGACATTGCATTGCGTTTGATGGAGATGACAGGAGCAAAGGATATCCAAAATCTTCCATCATCTGACCAGATATTTACCTTACTTAGAGATAATGTCGCCGGATTAACTGATGTTATTGCAATGGCTATCAATAACAACCCCTCAGCGCCCTCACAAGAACTTTCAATTGCACTTCGATATCAATTTACAAACGGACAAATAAATGCGATGTTCCGTATGGTCTACGGGAGGTTAGACCTTGAGCCTTTTTTCGACTCTTTAACTTTAGCAAGAAGCCTAGTGATAAATCTTACCCAGGACAAGGAAGCCCTTGGTCAATAGTTGCTAATACGGCAATTGCTTTCAAAGGCTGGATGACCGAGGAGGAGCTAAAGTATAAAGTCAGTTATCAAAATTTGCTTTTGTATAGTCTTGTATTGCCGCCGATTGGAGAAGATAATACTGGTAGCAGTCCAGCTGAAGGTGATCCTGTTGATATGTTCTCATTATTCAATGGTTTAAGCACAGACTAAGTTGTCATTGCCTGCTTAGACAACTACCAAAACTTATCACAACATAACGTTTTTGGTAAGTTTGTTTAATGGCTGATTTACGGTATAAAGTAGTAGTTGATGATCAAGAAGCAAAGCGCAAAATTAGCGAATTGCTTAAGGGTAGCGGTGTGTCTGCTAATGGATCCGGAGACGGGTCGGGTGACATTAAAAAGTCGACTGATGCTGTAAGGCAATTGACTGATGAGCAAAAGAAATTGAAAGCTGCCCAGCTTGAAAATATTGAATCGACTCGTCGTTTACGTGAGGAACGTTCCAAAGAGATTTCTGATTTAAATGTTTTGAAACAGTTAGAACAGGAAGCAAAGACAATTGCTGCAGAAAGAAGAGCTGCTGCTCAAAACCCCATAAAGGATTCTAGTATTGAGAACGCTAAGGCAATAACAGCAGCAAAAATTGCGGAGATAGAGTCCAGAAAGAAAAATAGAGAAGCTATTGACGCCGAGAAAATAGCGCTCTCTCAGTCAAAAAATGACAATGCAATAGCTAATGCTAAAGCGATTAAAGATGCTCAGTTAACCACTATAAATTCTCTTCGGGACGCAAGACTAGAACTTGAAAAGCAGAAGCAAGCAATACAAGATCTAAACACTGAATATCTTCAAGGAAAGATTGACGCTCAAAGGTATGCGCAGGAACAAAGAAAATTGTCTGATGCTCAGCGAGAATCTGCTCGACAAGCAAAGGAAACTAAACGTCAACTTTCTCAGAATAGTGAATATGGCAAACTGACAGCTGAACTTAATCGACTAAGAAATGAGAGTAAGAACCTCCTTGCTGAGATGGTTAAGTTGGAGCGGCAGGGTTTTAAAAATGGTGCAGCTTACCAACAATTAGAATCAAAAAGTAGAACCCTGGTTGGTCAAACTAAAATATTAGATCGGCAAATTAAAACAATTGATACTACAGTTGGACAACATTATAGAAATGTGGGAAACTATGGTGATGCAATTTCAATGGTATTGCCGCAAATTAGTCAGTTTGCAGGACGATTGGGATTACTAGGTGCTGTCGTTGCGGGAGTTAAGAAATCATTCACTTCAAACCTTGAATTAGAACCTTTAAAGCAGGGAATTAATGCTGTCAGCTCTTCGAGCGTTCAGGCAGAGCAGACTATGGATTTTCTAAGAAAAACCTCCGATCGGCTCGGCCTTCAATTTAGTTCTACAGCGGAATCTTTTAAACTATGGCAGGGGGCAGCAAAGTTCTCTAATATCACTGCATCAGAAAGTAAGAGAATATTTGAATCAGTAGCTACTGCTGGAGCAAAGATGAAGTTGAGTAACGATCAAGTTCAAGGAACCTTTCTTGCTCTATCGCAAATGATGTCGAAAGGTAAAGTGCAAGCTGAAGAGTTGAGGGGCCAATTAGCGGAGCGTTTACCCGGAGCTTTTCAATTGGCAGCGAAAGCAATGGGTGTGACTGAGCAAGAACTCAACAAAATGTTGGAAAAAGGAGAGGTTGTTTCAAAAGATTTCCTTCCAAAATTTGCGACTGAATTAGAAAAAACCTTTGGTTCAGACAAGACGGAACGTGTAGAAGGAATGCAGGCTTCAATAAATAGGTTATCCAATGAATTTGATAAGCTATGGCAATCTGACAGAGCGCAAAGTTTCTTTACGACAGTTACTGATGGTCTAGCTGATCTAACATCAACAATTGGAAAATTAGTTAAGTCTGATAGCTGGAAAGAGTTCTTTTTACGTCTTGGCGGTTCAGTATCCGGAGGAATTGGAAGTCAGATTTTAGATATCGGAGCTACCGGTGTTAATGCGGTTTCAAATAAAGATAATTTACAACGTAAAACATTTTTTGAATCATTCGCCACTTTAACAAGGAAAGAACAGCTTGCAGAGATTTCTAGGCAAGAGAAATTAATTAGTGATCGAGAAAAATACAATAAGGCACTTGTTGATCCGAGCCTGCGTGCTAATTTGGAAAAAATGAAATCTCTTGTTAATCCGGAGGTAAAGCCTGAAAAGAAACTTGTTGACCAAAAAGCAATTGATAAAGCAAAAAAAGATGCCGAACGAGCAGCTGAAAGATCCCGTCAAGCTTTTGAGCGCCAAAGAGCATTGCAATTAGAAATTGATAAGATCAACGATAACGCTTCAAAACGAAATCTTACCCGAGATCAGCAAGAGATTTTATCCATTAGAGAAAAGTATGCAAAAATACGTGAAGAGGTCAGAAAATTCAATAGTGATCCTAAAAACAAAGGGTTTAAGGTGGATACTAGTGGTTTGTCATCTTCTGAAAAACAAGAAATCAATGACGCTGTTTACAAGCAACAGACTGCCCGTATACTCAAAGTTTATCAAGACGATTATCAGAACTTTATTAAGTATGAAGATTTGAAAAGGCAGTATGGTGCCAAGGTTGCTGATGAGCAGTTAGGTTTATACCGTTCAGCATTTGAAAAGATTGCTGGGGAATATGCCGGATTGCAAGCTAAACAAAATATGGTTGGTCTTTCGGGCTTGGAAAAAGAGAGGATGCAAGAGCTTGAAAAAATGGTTGTTGCTCATGGAAAGCGTGTCCAAGAAGAGAACCTCTCCCAATATCTTGAAGCCCTTAAGCTGTCAGACACATACAATGATCAGTTACTTGCGATAGAAAAAAAGTATCAGGACGCTTTTACTGCGCTTGGCGAAAATGCAAGTAAGGAGAGAAAAGAACAGTTACGCAAAGCGTTACAAGAAGAGGTAAGCCAATTGACCGTTGCAAATATTCAGAAGGAAATGCAATGGGATAGAGTTATCCAAGGCCTGCAGAATAAGACTAAATCTGGCGCCAACAAATCGTTGGATTACCTAATGCAGGGTGTAAATACCAAGTTCAAATTAGGTAAGTTATCAAAAAAAGACTATGACGATCTTACGGGGCAGATAGACACTGCAAGATTTGAGATAAACTTAGATAAATCTTGGATTGCTTCTACTGATGCACTTAATAGGTATCGTGCAGCGGTTAAAGCCTATGGAAAGGATAGCGATCAAGCTCGAAAAGCACAAAAGGAACTATTTACATCTTTCTCTGAAGATATATCAAAAGCTCAAGCCATAATTTCTTCGTTAGACCAAGGGCTTCAAACTCTTGGTGTAAGCGGCTTTGAAGAAGTTTTTAGAAATGTGTCAGGTATTCTTGATGGCGCAAAAGATATTGCGTCCGGGAATCCTATTGGAATGATTACTGGTGGGATTAAAATTCTCACAAACGCTATTTCCCTTTTCAACACCAAAGACAAAAAGCTTCAAAAGCAGATTGATGCTTACAAAGAACAGCTTGATAGTCTTGGGAAAGCATATGATACTTTGCAGCGCCGTATTTCCAATAGCGTAGGTGAAAACTACTACAGTGACAGCGACAAGGCAATTGCCAATCTCAAGGAGCAGCAACGCATCCTTGCGGAGATGGCCCGTGCGGAAGAGGGCAAGAAAAAGACTGACAAGGACAAGGTTAAGGGTTACTACGATGAGATTGATGCGATAAACAAGCAAATCGAGGATATTCAAAAGTCGATCACTGAGAACCTTGTACAAACTACTTTCAAAGATTTATCCGCTTCTCTGGCTGACGCCTTGGTTACCGCCTTCGAAGCAGGTGAAAGTGCGGTTGATTCATTGGATGAAACCTTCGATAAGTTCATCAAAAATGCTTTGGTGAACTCCCTGAAATTGAAAATGATCGAGCCAATTGTGAATGATATGGTGAATCAGTTGGCCGACTACATGAAGTCCAATAACAACTCATTAACCGGTTTCAACTTTTCCGTTTGGAAAGACAAGATCGACGGAGCGGGAGAGGACTTCACTAAAACGCTGGAGGAGGCGTACAAACAGTTGGGGTTGAGTAAAGACGGTACCTCCTCCGGCGGTGGACTGAAAGGATCGATTCAAAGGGAGCTAACAGAATCTACTGCAAGTGAGTTGACGGGGCTTTATCGCGCGTCATTTGAGTTGCAGAAGAAAGACAGTTTAACATTGAGCAAACAATTAGATATTGCTTTGAGTAGTTTGACAGCTTTAAATGCGATACAGGCTAACACCTTGGAGACAGCCAATCAATCATTGAAAATTTCCGAGAATACAGCTAAAGCGGTCAGCGAACTTCAATCAATCAACAAAAGTTTAGGAGGACGATTTTAATGTTTAGTCAAGAAATATATAATCTGGTTAAGAAGCACAAAGGTTGTGGTTGGGGGCTTAGCAAAGTTGCCACAGCTAACGGAATTCAGGAGTTAGTCCGCTTACTCAAATCCCCAAAAGGTGTGGAGTTTGCAATGGATAATGATTTTCTTACACTGGAAGTGCTTCAAAAATATCGGAAAGAGTTGGAGTCGGAGGGGATTTACTTTGATGGAGTTCATACAGTAGTAAATCCAAGATTTGTACTGATTCTCGGTGGCCAGGTAAACATCGAAGTGAATGGTTATGAAGTTAGCCAGATCTATGCTAAACGTGGCGTAGTCAAATTGACTGCCATTGAACATTCTTTTGTTACTGTGGAAATAAAGGAAGGTCAGCTGATTAAGGAAGTATTTGGTAATGCTAAAGTGAGGGAGTTTAAAAAATGAGTTTCGAGATAGAAGATAAAGTTGCAAGCACTGCTTTCGGGCTATTTTTTCAGCGTGGCACATGGAGCGAATTGCTAAAGTTACCGACTCCAAAAGAACGTGCATATCATGATTGGGCTGACGAGCATGGAAAGGACTATGATACAACATCACCGACTTACTTCCAGTCGATCCAATACAGTATCAAGTGCTATTTGAAATCTACCAGTCTCACCGATTTGCAAAATCAAAGAGACGCTCTATTAGAAATATTGGTCAAGCCTGAGGGATTCAACCTGCGTGTTGATGCTTTGGGGCGGTCATTCTCTTTACGCTATGTGAGCTCGCCCGATTTTAATGTAATGAACCCTCGGAAGCAGATCGGCTATATGTATACCGATTTCACACTCGTATTGGAAAACAACTTCGCACCTGTTGGAGTCGATTTTTATTTGGCCGATGTTAACGGGTTGATCTTGTCATATCCCGACAAGCCTATCCAGTTCGAACAACAAAAACAACTATTCTAATGGAAGTTCAGGTAAAGAGAAACGGTGTTGATACGATCAAGCTTCCCTTGAATGCTGCCAAATACAGCAACAAGGTAATGGCTGAGCATGGGCTATCATTTAGTTATGGTAATGTTGCTTCCTTGGGTTTGCGTGTAGGCGATACATTCACCTACAAAGGTGAAGAATACACTTTGAACCAGGTTGAGGACTTTAAGAAGATGAGTCGATTTGTTTCATCTTTTGATTTTGTTTTTGAAGGATCGCGCCATACATTGACTAATCTGTTTTTGGACCACCTTTCCGCAAGGAAGTTTTCATTCTCCGGTACCGCTGAAGAATGGCTTCATTTATTTGTCGATTGCGCCAACTCCAAATCAAGCGGATGGTCGGTCGGTGAATTTGAAGATCTCGGTAGTGTCACTGTCGAGTTCGATAGTACCTATATTCTTGATGCTCTTACCATGGTTGCGCAGGCGATGAAGGCCGAATGGGGAATCAAGGGCAAGGTAATATCCTTAAAGAAGACTGTGGGCACTCCGCGGGCTTTGACTTTTGAATATGGCAAGGGAAAAGGATTATACAGCCTTACCCGAAAAAGCTTACAGGATAAAAAGATCGTCACCCGGGCTTATGCTCGCGGAGGGGATAAGAACTTGCCGCAGGGCATGTTCAACTATTTCACTATCCCCGGCTACATCGAGAAAAACACCGAATTGTACGGCATCCGTGAAGGAGAATTTATCGACGAAGAAATATTTCCTCAGCGGACCGGTACAGTAACGGCCGTGGCGCAGATCGATAAACAATTGTTCTCGGTATCTGACGACTCCATTGATTTTGATTTAGGCAGTGAAATTATAAAAGGTGAAACCCCGTATATAGTTTTCAAGTCGGGTGATACACAAGGTAACCAATTCGAGATTACCAGCTACAACAGCACGACTAAAACCATACGTTTCAAAGCAAACGACGAAGGAAATGAAAATTATTATCCTAACGAAGACATCCACCCAGAAGTAGGCGACAAATATACGCTGATCGGGATTCGGATGCCACAAAGCTATATCGATGCTGCAGCAGCTGAATTGACTACTAAACGCCAAGAATATTTGAACAGCAACAGCATTCCGCGCGTGGTCTATGAACTTGAAGTGGACTTTATCCATTTGGCTAGGCTTAACACCAATTTAGATGCTGGCGATATCGTTAGACTGAAAGATGCTGAAAAAGGAATCGATGCAGAAATACGAATCACTGAAGTAAGTTATCCGGCCGTTTATCCCGATGTTATTGAAAATGGAATGTCTTTCGATGCAGTGATCGGAAATGAGGTGACTTACACGCTATTTGAAAAGATCCAAAACGACATCAAGGAACAAAAAGAGGTCGTTACGCAATATAACCGCCAGTCGTGGGAACGTGATCGTCGAAATATCCAAGCATTAACAGAATTCCGTTCGAAAGTACTTGATCCGGACGGCAACCTTGAGCAGGCTATGATGCAGGCAATCGCAGGTTGGTTCGGCACTGAATCCATGTACTATGATTTGGATGGAGTTTTGATGACTACGAATGCGGGTGGTGATCCGAATAGCTTCGCTATGTCAGCCGGCCGATTAATCCATAAAGTTTTCAAAATTGAAGGACTTGGGAATATCTGGAATCTTACCGCTTTCTCGCAATCGGGACTGACACCAACACAAGGTTATTACCTAGCTGCTAAATGTAGTAAAACGGCTCTGACAGGTGAATGGGTTTTATCTACCGAGCAGATTCCTACGGACGGCGAGGCCGGGTACTGGCATTTCAATTTTGGGTACCTGACTACAGTGATCGAGGGTGAAAGAACATTTAATCCAACAAAGGGATTTACGCTCATCAGCGGAGGGCAAATTGAGACCGATGTTCTATCGGCGTATATGATAAATGCAAATCGCCTGTTTGCCCAAGTAGTGACTGTGGGGAGCGAGGGCTTTGTAAATGCTGGAATATCGGGGCTTGCGGACAACGGGAACCAATCTCAAAGATTTTGGGCAGGGGCAACAGAAGAAAACAGGTCCGCGGCACCATTCAGCGTGCTAGATGATGGCTCAATGCGGGCTTTCAAAGGTAGAATAGGTGGTTTCGACATTACTCAGGATAATCTTAAAATCGGTACTGATGACAGTTGGGAGGTTAATGGACAGTATGTATACATGTCGAGATACTATTTCGTAATGCGCGCTAATGGAGTCATTAGGGGGCAGAGAAGAGAATTTGCATGGAATCTTTACAATGGAACTAATAGATATTGTTCAGCTTCAATTTTCAACACTATTTCAACGGCTGATCCCATGTATCCAAATACAAATATTGCTTTGGAGCTTGAGGCATCTAACTCAAATCATAATTATGCTTTGGTTGTAAATAAGGGACTTACAAAATTGAGAGGAGTTACAAACTCTTTTCAACAGATAACCGCTGCGAATCAGACTATTGATGATGAAATATCAAGAGTTTTTATAAAGGATAATGTAGTGGCTGTAAATCTCTATTTACCTACCTATCCCGAGATTGGGTATGAAGTCACTATTCAAAATTTGAGTCCAAATGATTTCAATGTTGTATCGAATAATGGGGCAATCATACAAGCCGATGGTACTCCAACAACATCAAATTTTTTCAGGAGATACAGCATAAAAACCTTCATGTTCGACGGTCAATATTGGCGTGAAGGATTCAGTATATCGCGTTAACAAAGTAATAATAAGCAACTAAAAAATAAAGAAATGGCAGAAGAAGAAGGAAAAGTTATCCAATGGCCAGGCGGTGCAGATGAAGCTACCGATTTTGATTTCCTTATGGTAGGGAAAGATGACAAGCCTATCATGAAGATCCCTAAAGAGAAACTTAATGAGGTTATCGTAATCAACGGCGAAGGTGTAAAAGCTGTCGCTGGTGGTGCTACTTCCGCGACTCCAACAATCCTACGGCCTGGACCTGCTGGTGCAAACCGCAAAATGGAAGATGTTGAGGGCTGGTTTGTAAATGGAACATCTGCTGAACCCCCTGTTGCTACGGGTACGGCATGGGAAGCACCTGCAGGGAAGAAAAATACTAACTGGTGGGACGGCACTACCTGGAGCTTAGGAAGCAGTGTTCCTTTGCCTAATGGGCAAGGCCTCCTACCTCTTTGGGATTCTTCAAAAGTTGGTGGCTACATGAAAGATGCTCAGGTAAGGGATGCTAACGGTGTTATTTATATTAGTTTAAAGGATGCCAATACAAGTGCTTTGAATGTTGCTGGGGATTGGGGGGTCATATTTAACGGCGCGATAACTATAACCTCTAACAAAGAATTTTTATACGCAATAGTTGACTCAAATAATGTAATTCTTTGGGGAAAGCGTAGAGATGGTAGTACATACGACTGTGATCTGTCAACGCTACAATATACAGATTCTGAGATAGCAAAATTAAAATCAGCCATGAATGCCCTAATAGCTGAAAATAAAGATAGGATAATATCTTTGGAAGCTACTAGAGAAGAGTATCGTCAGTTTAAAGACAGTATTGATGCTAAGTTGAGGGTAATATCCAATGAAGAGTATCTGTATGCTATAGTAGATAAAGATGATAGGCTCCTTTGGGGTAAACGGAAAGACGGGACTACTTACGACTGCGACAACAGGGTGGATAAGAATCTGGCTTCTTTGAACGCAGCCGTAGCCATAACAAATATAAAAACGGTAACCAACGAGGAGTATATATACGCTATAGTTACTTCAGATAACGTATTACTATGGGGTAAGCGCAGAGATGGATCTACCTATGATTCTGATAGTTTAATATCGAGGGAGCTAGAATTAGCAAAAACTCGGTTGAATTTACTAGAAAGTCGTATATCGGTAATATCAAATGACGAGTTTTTATATGCTATCGTAGATAAAAATAATGTACTTATATGGGGAAAGAGAAAGGACGGTACCACTTACGATTTCGACACAAAAATACCGAGTGAAGTAGTTAAACTAACTGAAAGACTTAATTTTTATGATAGTAAAATAAGCGTTGTATCGAATCCCGAGTACCTATGGGCTATAGTTGACTCGGATAATAGGTTTATCGAGGGTATCAGTCGAGAGGGGTACAAGCATATTATTAAAGCCAATATCGGTGAGCTGGTCGTTAATAACCTTAATCTTTCCTCAGATGCTTTGACAGAACTTCAAAAGGATTTAAAAGATGCGGGTTTTAAGAGTGGCACAGGGGATTGGTCAGAATCTTCTAGTTTTAGGATACCGATACCTAGAGTTCCGGCTAAAATAAATTTAGTAACACCAAGCCTACCTACCACAAAGACATCTAATATAAAAGGGTACATAGAGTACTACGATTTTGAAGGTAATTTCTTTAAAAAAGCAATAGTATTAAATGCACAGGGAGATTCCTCTATGGAGTATGACAAGAAGAATTTTTCAGTAGACTTGGATGATGGGTCGAAAATAAAATTCGGGGATTGGGTAGAGCAGGACTCATGGCACATGAAAGCTCACTATACAGATGCGTTCAAATCCAATAATAATGCCGCTTATGATATGTTTGAAGCGCTAGCGCGGAAGTTTAGACCATACCAAGCATCTAGGGTATGGGATTATGTATTGAAGCAAGGGCAAACTATTTCGGGAGGTGTTGGAAGATTCAAAGAGGACTTCGATACTGGAGCTAGAGGATTTCCTGACGGCTTCCCTACAGCAGTATATTACAATGGAGCTTTCTACGGCATTTATATGTTTAACCTTAAAAAGCACCGAGACAACTACAAGATGGATAGAGGTAATGAAAAGCATATCCATATAGATGGGGATTTGGGATTTTCTGAAATATTCAATGGCACGGTCAATTGGACGAAGTTCGAGATAAGGAATCCATCTCCTAGGCAGAATAAAGAAGGCTGGATACTAGAAACCACAGCAGGTGGTGAGTATAATGGTGATGCGCCAACCGAAATAGCCAACACTGGAAAATCAGGTCTGGTAAAGGCTTCTATCCAACGGTTAGCCGATTCAGTATTGGCCTTACAAGCTTCTCCTACAAAGGAAGTATTCGAGAGTTACTTCACTAATCTATGGATGTTTGCGGACTACTTAATACTAGCTAACATAGTGGCTAACGGTGATGCGTTCAGAAAGAACTGGCAATGGGTTACTTACGACGGTGGTAATAAGTGGGCTATTGCACCTTATGACTGGGATGGGGGAATAGGGGTAGATCACTTGGGTAATGTACCGGGGGCAGTATCTAGTAGCCACTTAGGAATCACGGCAGAAACGCCTATGAAATACTTTTGGCAATTATATTCTAACGATGTCAAATTAAGATATAAAGAGCTAAAAGATGCGGGATTTCTTAAAGTTTATAATGTATTCGCTTTCTATAAAAATAGGGTAGATTGGATAGGGGTGGAGAATTTCGATAAAGAGAATAAGAAATGGGTGAATATGCCGTCTTACAGAGCAACGAACGTGAATAGTAAATGGGTTCCGAAAGATTATACGGTAGTAACATCTCCGATAAATTATGATGACAGCACTACCTATGCCATTGGATCGGAGGTAGTATACGGCATAGGGGCTGAGCGATATATTTTCGTAGCAAAAGAAGTCGTTACAGGTGTTCCGCCGATAAGTACTTTTTACGCATCGTACCCTCGAACATTAGGATTTTACAACAGCTTGACTAGAGTGTATAAATGGCTGGAAGAACGTATAAACGTAACAAATAATATTTATTCTATTTAAAAATGGAGACATTAAAGGTAACATTACCCTCTGCATTAGATGCAGGGGTAGATTATCCTAAGTTAGGAGAGCTTAGGATAAAAGTAACTACTAGAGTGGCTAACGCGATAGTTAGGCTAAACCTAGCACTGGCTTTAAATAAAACGGCTACCATATCCATCATTGGAAATACTGGAGCTCAATTCTGTAATGTAGACGGTACAACTAATTTGGGTACCACTATTAATTTTGTGGCAGGGACAAACACGGCATACTTTAAAGCTGTTGGTACTTTTTATTTAAGTATAAGCGATAAATTTGCGATTGCTCAATTGGGCGACGCAATGTTGATGTCAACTCCTAGTAATAGTGCTATTGGATCACCTGCTGTGTATAGTGAGCTAGACATAAAAGATATGACGTACACGGAGTGTATCAGATTTAGCGCTCTCAACGCATTTAGTGGGGATATTGCTAAAACACCTAAAACTATAATTCACTTCGATGCAGCGAGGGAGTCAGCAGCTCCTTCTTTACTAACTGGCACGCTTAGCAGTACCACTTTTAATTATCCAGCATTATTTTTATTAAACCTTACTTATAATGCAATAAAAGGAAGTGTTACAGGTCTTAATTTTACAAATGCTAGAGTATTGCGTTTTAGCAATACAGAACTTACAGGGGAATTAGTTAAAAGTAATATATCTTCTAATCTGATAGAGATAGCAGTAGTTGATACAGATATTAAGTTTGATTTGGCTATACTATCGGACGTGGCATCTTTGCTTAATGCTGCATCTCTTAATGGATCATTAGTTTACGGTAGTATAAGCGGATTGAGTTCATTTACTGGAGCCTTATCGGAGTTAAAAGGGTTAAACTTATCAGGGGACGTATCCAGAATACACAATAACGTGTATTTTATGAGCAATGTCAATTCGCCTAACTACAAAAACAAAAATTCGCACCTATCTACCACATACTGGACTAATAAAAAGGCAGATAGAGCATACATCTTAGCGACAGAGTCTGTTAAATTAGTGACAGGAGTAGATCAATTTTTAATTGATATGGCAGGCTTAGAATTACACCCTAGCGCGGTCAGTGGTGGGTCATGGAATCGTACTATTTCTATTAGAGGGACTAGAACGGCGGCTAGTGATGCGGCAGTCACAGCTTTGCAAAATAAAGGAGTAACAGTAGTAATGTCAACAACAGCGTAACACAATTATGTATAAAGTAATATATAAAGGGCAGGAATCTTGGTTCGAGGAACCTATCCAAGCCGAAGAAGTTAACCCAGCAGCAGGCTGGGAGGTGGAAGAATTTGATTCTTACGAAGAAGCTAAAGATTTCATAGCCAATTTAGACTAGTAAAGCCCCTTCGGGGGCATTAATTTAAAAAAAAGGGGATGAAGACCGGGAAAGAATCAATACAATATATCCAAAAAGTCGTTGGGGCATTCCCTGACGGCATCCTTGGGAACGAAACGCTAACAAAGTTTCAGTGTCATTTTGGAATACCTACAAAAGCTATGACGGCTCAATTTTGGGGCAACTTAGTACATGAAAGCGGAGACTTTTCGATAGTTATTGAGGATATGCGATATACAACAGTTCGCGCACTCCGTAAAACATGGCCATCACGCTTCACGAGTGATGCGCTTGCCGAACAATACCTACGCCAACCTGAGAAGCTAGGAAACTTCGTTTATGATAATCGCATGGGGAATGGAAAAGGGGAAGGATATAAATACCGTGGCCGTGGATGGATGCAATTAACTGGAAAGGAAATGTACGCGTTATTCAGCAAATGGATAGGTGAGGACTGTGTTTCTAATCCTGATCTTGTCGCTACTAAATATCCGCTAGAATCAGCTGTATTTATGTTCAATCAAAAACGATTATGGAACCTAGTGCAGACAGTGAGTGACGAAGATATTAAAATTATCCGCCGCCGGGTAAATGGGGGATTGATCGGAATAGAAAAGGTTATTCCATTGGTAAAGCAATTTTATAATATGATGAAGTAATGGCAGAGGAAAAAAAAGAGCAGCAACAACCTACGTTTATGCAGATAGTACGGCATCCGGTAACTTATGCTCTTATTACTGTAGTGTCTGTATTTTGGTTTGTACTTTATTGGGTTACGGATAGGGGAGATAGCCAAAACGATAAAATGATCGAAATGCAGGATCGCCTTTACAAACAAATGATTGAAGAAGTTCGCAAGCAAGTTACACCTGCAGTGGACAAAGTAAATCAGGCCGCCACTAAAGTTGATAGCGCTGCTGTAAAAGTTGACAGTGTGGCTCAACAGCAAAAAGAAAAAAAAGGAGGTAAGCGATGAAATGGTTCATTTTAATACTAATGATTGGCTCTACATATTCAGATGCTAGGCCAAAGGTTGAGGTAAAGGCAAACATCGCTAAACCTCTTGAAGAACTTGTGCCGAAGCTGGATAGCTTAGCCGGAAAACTAACGGATCTATCAAACAAAATGCAATAGTTATGAGGATATTTTTAATAACATTAGTCTGTATCCTATTGTCAGGGTGCGGGCTATTCAGAAAAACGACTAAGATCAACAAGCAGTTGGACGCGGTTTCGGTTTCAAGTGATGTGAAAGTTTCTTCGGAAACCACTTCAGGTAAAGTTGATAAGACCAAGGAGACGGTAAATACTTCTTCCAATAGTGATGATAAAGTCAAAGTATATCCGACTCCAGGAACTGATGTGAAAATAGATCCTGACGGTTCGGTCACCTTCAAGGCTGATAGCATAATTTCATTTACTAAACGGAAGACTGATCAGGCCCGGGAAATTCTGAAAGATATAAAGGAAGATCTTCATCAAAATTTATCTGTGTCAGCGAAGAAAGATAGCACGAACGAAAAGAAAACCGAAACAAAAGATGTTGATAAGCAACCGAGTGTTACCGGGATATTTTGGAATTGGATAGGTTGGGCAGTTGGTTTTTTGATTTTGATCTTTGGAGTAATTTGGTTTCTAAGGAGTAAGTAAAAATTATGTATTTTCATTTAAATAGGCTAATTTTGGTACTCGAAATTATAGCCAGTTTTATGGATAATAAAAAAACCAAACCTTTAAAAGTAACCGAAATACAACAAAAGGCCTTCGATGTTTATTCCTATTATTGGAAAGAAATATGGTCGACTGTGGTTTTTCTCGTTGGTTTAGGAGCTTGGGTAACTTCATTTATAAGTAGCGCTTCAGGGGATGAACTAAACAAGATAAGATCAGAATATGATGTTAAAATAGACTCTGTTATTTCTAGGGAGAAAAGGACTTGCCAGGAAACCATGAACAACCTTACAAAATTTATGGTATCTATAAATCCAAATGTAAAGTCGACAATTGACTCATCAACAAACAGAAAGAAAAATGAAAACTAGAATAATAATATTTATCCTTACTGTCATATCAATAGTTTCGTTGGTAACTAATGGATTTCTTAGCAGAAGTATATCGGACATACAGAAGGAGGTTTACGTTAGAGATTCCCTTATTAAAGTTAAAACAGAACGAGAATTAAAAAGTAAAGAAGAAACAAATGACCTTTTAAAATCATTGAGTTCGTTGTTTGAAAATACGTCTCTGACCGAAGACGGAAAATTTGACGTGAAAAGTTTTATTAAAATGCATCAAGGCCTTAAAGACTCTATTAAGATTCTAAATAATAGGTTAGATTTAATAAAACAATATTATGGGATTTATGCGATTACTCGAATAAAATCAACCAACGAAAAACAAACGATTACCGAAACAGTAATTAAAGGAGGTGAAACAGTTGATTCTGCATTATTACTTTTACCTCGTTTTAGAGATCGTTTGGTGAAAATAAATAAAAGCACTTGGACTATCTACAGAGCTGGCAAAGAATTTAAATCAGTTACCGAACAATATAAGAAGGATATTGATGATTATAACGATTTAAATAAAAAATATAATGAATTGGCAATAAAGTACAACGCAGATGTTAAAAAATATAGGGACATTTTGAGGAAAATAGCAGATAAAGGTTTGATCAAAATCGATACTCTTGCGGACGGGTATGAATACCATTTTTAAGACAAACCAACAAGTTAGCTGTTATTAAAGTCTCAATCAAAGGTAAAATACATTTCATTTGTTAAGGTCGAGCCTAGTAACTCGGCCTTTTTTTATTTTTTGAAAACCAAAAGTGATCTGATTTGTATTAATAAGTAGTTTCATAAAATTGGTAGACATTAGTTAAACCCTTGAGTTACCCCATAGCTCAGGGGTTTTTTATTTTTATCAAACTAAACTTCTTTAAGACACGTCCATTATTTGATGATCTTTCGGAGTATATAAGTTCAGTTGGTTGATTTATTTGTATGGTCAGGTGTAATGCCTGACCTTTTTTTCGATGTATTTTCCGGTCCAGTATGGATTTAATTATAATTTAGTTATGACTGGTCGTGAGATCAGCTTTTTTTATGAAAACCGAAACAAAACTAAAAACTAATTGTTATAAGAGTTCCATTCATTAAAAAGTAGGTTTATGTTGACAAAGGCCTTGAGCACACGCTTAAGGCTTTTCTTATTTAGTAGGAATTTCCCCTGATTCGATCATCTCAATCATTATATCTGCTTCATCCCGGGATAACCATGAGTTGTTATTGAAATGTACACGCCAGCCTTCGGTGGTGTAAGAAATACTAGTTATAAAGTATCTATTGATGTACACATGAAAATATCCGCCCATCAATGAGGTAATCTCCAAAACCTGTGGTACACCATCGACTTCAAAACCTTCGAATATCAT